ATGGAAGAATACAAGTTGATGCCTGATGTTGAACAGGTCAATGCAAAGCATGATATAAAACTTAAATCGGCAAAAGATTTAGATCCAAGTCATTTCAATTGGTTGTTGGATGAATTCGAAACATTCTCAAGACACAAGGCACTGGAACAAGCAATTCTTTCATCCGCTGATCTTCTCGAGAAGGGTGACTATGGTCCGGTTGAGGACATGGTCAAGGATGCAGTCAACGTGGGACTCACAAGAGATCTTGGTACAGACTACTTCGAGGATCCAAAGGGAAGACTTATGGCCCTCAAGGACAACAACGGACAGATTAGCACTGGCTGGAATAACTTAGACAAGAAACTATTCGGCGGATTCAACCGAGGAGAACTAAACATCTTTGCAGGTGGATCAGGAGCAGGTAAGAGCTTGTTCTTGCAGAATCTTGCAGTCAATTGGGCACAGGCTGGTCTGAACGTTTGTTACATATCTTTTGAATTAAGCGAACAACTTACTGCCATGAGACTAGATGCCATGATGACAAATATCCCAACCAAGAAAGTTTTTCCTGAGATAGACAACGTTGAAATGAAAGTTAAGATGTTAAAGAAGAAGTCAGGAACGTTGCAGATCAAATACTTGCCAAGTGGTAGCAACGTGCTAGACGTTAGGACGTATCTAAAAGAACTAGAACTAAAGAACAAGAAAAAAGTAGACTGCATACTGATCGATTACTTGGATCTCATGATGCCTAAAAGTAAAAAGATTAGTCCAGCAGACTTGTTTATAAAAGACAAATACGTGTCTGAAGAACTAAGAAACTTGGTCGTTGAGAAACATTGTGTGTTGGCAACAGCATCTCAGTTGAACAGGGCGAGTGTTGAAGAGATCGAGTTTGATCACAGTCACATCTCAGGTGGACTATCCAAGATACAGACAGCAGATAACGTGATAGGTATATTCACATCGAGAGCAATGAAAGAACGTGGAAGATATCAAATACAATTTATGAAAACCAGATCAAGTTCTGGTGTAGGACAAAAAGTAGATCTAGAGTTTGACGTGGACAGTTTGAGAATCAGAGACTTGGCAGATGATCCCGAATACAAACAGTTTGACAAACAGCGTAGCACAATATATGATTCCTTGAAACAAACATCTAAGGTATCTGCAGGTGACAGTACACCAAAAGATGCTAGGCCGGAAGTGCCAGATCCTCGTAAGGGTGATACCGTAGGCAAAGTAAAAGCCACAGTCGAAGGTGGCAAACTGAGACAACTTCTAAACGAACTGCACTCAGATGAAGAACAGTAATGACATCGACTACATTTACGAGAAATTAAGTTCTCTCTATNCAGAATANTCAAACNAGAAACCCAAAGCAAAAATANATTCAAAAGCATACACCAGTCTCATAGGTGTGATGCTGTCAGCACAATCACAAGACAAAAGGACAGCGGTCGCTTGTAGACAACTGTTCGCACTTGCTGATACTCCAGAAGATATGTTGAAACTGTCACAGGAGGAAATCATCGAGGCTATCAAACCTGCAGGTCTGTTCAATGCTAAATCTAAAAACATACTTGCAACAAGTAAAATGTTATTAGAGGAGTTCAACGGAAGTGTGCCAAGCACACAGAAAGAACTGATGACGTTGCCGGGTGTTGGTAGGAAAAGTTCAGACATCGTGATGAGATTTGTATTTGGCGAACCACACATAGCAGTGGACACACACGTGTTCAGGATGTTATGGAGGCTTGGATGGGCCAACAGTCTAGATGAGGGCAAGGCTTCGATCACAGTCAACGATACAACGCCTAGCAAATACAAGTACGGTGCTCACATGTGGCTGATAACACACGCCAAACTTGTTTGTAAATCAAGGACGCCATTGTGCGAACAGTGTGTGATCAGTGCCGCATGCAACAAAAGAGATATCACAATTCCTAAAAATAAACTTCGCCAAAAAGTATAACCAAAATAATATACGCAGATAAATATTCCTGTCCAGAGCTTTATGCGAGAGGCGATAACAGGCAAACATAGGCATGAAAAATAAAGAACTAAACGACATAACAAGGCTATACGATAGATTCATTAGGCATTGTCCAGGCACAGAAGAATACACGCACAGGCTAGCCGAGGAAACTCAAATCATCCTTCAACTACGTTTCGTAGACTACTTCATACAAATATGTGACATCATCGCAATGACACGAGACATACCACACATGACACGTGGTAGTGCTGGTTCGTCATTGGTCTGTTACCTACTGGGCATAACAGATGTGGACCCAGTGGAGTGGGACATACCCGTGGCAAGATTCCTCAACCCTAACAGGGACGACCTCCCTGACGTGGACATAGACTTCCCCCATCACAAGCAGAACGAAGTCATGCAGAGGATATTCAAGAAGTGGCCCGGACGCAGTGCTAGGATATCTAATTACGTGCTCTATAAGGATAAATCAGCAAGGCGTGAAGCGGCCAAACGATTGGGTGTCAAGGGTAACCTACCCCGCAGGTTCACATACGATTCACTAGGCATCGATGTCAAAGAAGCCAAACGAATTGAAAATAAATTGAAAGGCAAGAAGAGATGCATATCAAAACACTGCGGAGGAATAATAATGTTTCAAAGACAACTACCAAAAAGCCTGTTCACGGCGGAAAATCAAATACTACTAGACAAGAACGAAGTGGAGGACCTAGAACACCTGAAGGTGGATATTTTAGCCAATCGTGGTTTGTCACAACTCATAGAAATAGATCCAACAATGAAACTGACAGACTATCCTCAGGAAGATGCCGCTACCTCGGACCTTTTGTGTCGCGGAGACGTGTTGGGAGTGACACAGGCAGAAAGTCCGGCCATGAGGAGACTGTTCAGGGCCATACAACCAAAGAGTAGCAAGGACTGTGTGTTCGGCACTGCACTGATAAGACCGGTCGCTACGTCTGGACGTAAGAAAGCATCCATGTTCCATGACTGGAGCACGGAACGTATGAGTGACACAATAGTGTACGAAGACGATGCCATAGACAGGATATCAGAAGTGCTAGGCATAGACAAGTACGAAGCCGACATGTATAGACGTGCATTCGCCAAGAAGAACGAAGAGAAGATAATGCAGTTCATTACCAAGTTGGGCGACCATCCACGCAAGGATGAGATAATCACAATGCTACAATCACTTTCCGGTTTTGGTCTGTGCAGGGCACACGCTGTGAACCTGGGAAGATTGATATGGGCCTTAGCATACCAGAAAGCACACAATCCAGAGAAGTTCTGGAAGTCATGTCTGAAGCACTGTCAAGGATCTTACAAACGTTGGGTATACAGGACAGAAGCCAAAAGAATCGGCATAGATGTCATCACACCAAGCAAGTCTGACAAGTGGGACACTCCAGAATTCCAATATAGAAAATACGGATGGTGGAGTCAAGAGGACTTCATGCCAGGCATGTATGTGAAAGAACTGTATCTAGACAAGGTAGAATTCGCAGGAATGATAGCAAACGGCAGAGTGTTTCGTGGAGACAAGGGCAGGTACGTGACATTCCTTACGCTGGGTGTGGGTAACGGACAATACATTGATGTTACTATAAAGAAAGCATTTGCCTACAGCGACTACGATGTGGTGCGAGGACAGGGGACTGTCAGGTATTCCAATAATTCAGAGTACGTGGAGTGCTATGACTCCAAAGGATTCCGACTGGAAAAATTTATCAATAACTAACGTAATCATGCAAAGATGCAGAGATTTTGAAAAAACATTTCCTTTAGTTCCAAGTGCCTGGCACAGATGCCACCAATATGCTATCTGCGATACACTGATGCCTAATATCAAAAACATTTGGAGTTTTGGTATAAGCAAAGAATGTAAAATGGAAGAACAGATAAGGAAGCACAATAAGGAGACAAAGATACACACATGGGATCCTACTCCAATTAGCCAAGCAACAATAGACAAGGCCAATAACAGAAAGGCCAACATCACACATAGTAATAGGGCCTATGATCCCAAAAACAAGTCACTTACTTTTTATACAACAGATCCAACTAAAAGATGTTATAGTTTAGAAAATTTTGATCCTGCTAATCTAGTTCACTCATACACTGTTGATTGTGTTAGCATCAAAGATATTGCAGAACAATTAGGTGATAGTGTGGACCTAATAAAGTTCGATATTGAAGGAAGATGGTATGAGATTTGTAACGAAATACTCGATCTCAATCTCAATGTTAAACAAGTTGTTGGAGAATTTGAAATGTACATGGGAGACGAAGACACACAATTTCAAAAACTGAATGACATAATTGAAAGATTCAAAAACAACGGATACAAAGTTTATTGCAACAGATTGTTAGCGGAGACCAACACTGGACATATTCCTAACAATCCTTGTGTAGAACTTACTTTTATAAATGTCTAAAGCAATCAATACAGTAAAAGACAAATCACAACTACAATCACTTTTATCAAAGATAAGCAAGGGTAAGAATCTATTAAGCCAATGGATAACTCTAGATCCCATATACGTTGGCGGGAAAACCAAAGCAAATTATCTCGAAAGCATACACAAACAACTAATCGAATCTACACAAAAAATATCCGTTAACGGACACTGGTGCGAGTTTGGTGTGAGAGAAGGCAGAAGTCTCAAATGGCTAATCGAAGAATATCCACAGCAGGTGATTCATGCCTTTGATTCTTGGCAAGGACTTCCTGAAGAGTGGGATAACGGA